AGGCCATGTTTTTACCTTTGGCCTCCACCTGTATGTCAAAGTTCTCCGAGAAGCTCAATGCCCAGTCATTCACCGCTCTGTTTGGTAACAGGTCCGAATGTGCTCGCAGTTTCTGTTTCTTGCAACCCCTCGCAAGTAGATCCTTGATGTCGTGCATCTCCGTGTGTGTCCTGTCACCTAGTCCTGCCACTTCTAAATGCTCGTCTCTCGAATAAGAGTAGTGCATACTAGGTCTCTGGCCACGCCATGAATCTATCACACGTTTGACCCTGTCGTCCGTGGGTTGGATGTATTCCTCGTCTCTGATCCAATGATGATGCACATCTAGGACCAGTGCCAGGTCCTTCTCTAGTTCTAAACTCTTCTCCAGTCCGTGTCCCATCTCGTCATTCTCGATGGTTATGAGGTTCCTTGCTTCCTGCGACAGTCTCGGTAGTGCTTTCCTGATACCGTCTGGTCCTTGCCTGCCGGATATGTGTACGTTAATTTTACAGCCATCTTGGAATGATCGGCCGAAGCCCATCCATCTTGCCATGTCCGCATGGTATTCGAATTCTTCTATGCTACGTTCAACTATGTCCGGAGTGTCTGATGCTAACACGCAGAACTGTCCCGGATGGAAACTTACTTTTACATCTAACTTCCTCGCCATCTCACCCACGGGCGCGAATAAATTCTGTAAATGATCCTGTATGTCCCGTTGTTGCCACCATGACTTCCAGTCCTTCTCGGTGTAGCCCTGTAGCATCTCTGAACCCAACCTCACCATTCTTCTATTGGGTGGCAGTGTGCCCACACGCTCTATCAACCTACGTGCGGCCGTGGTGTTGTGTGTCATGATGTCCCACTGTCGCTGTTCGGCTTCTTCCCTGTGTTCCCTCAGCCAACGCATGGTGGTGCTTCTGCCATTGAGATCTCGATCCTTGGCGTTGACTTTCATGCCGCCGAACTCCGACTCGTCATTGAGCCATTTGCAACAGAAGCCAAAACGCTGTATCATGCTCTTATTATAGCACGGATTGATTATTTGTCAATTTGATGTTTAATCGTTGCCAGGCAGTGATGTTATCTGGCGCATTCCGCCAGTGTTTATGTAACCAGCCTGCCTGTTGTTGAAGTCTGGTTCCTCGTCTGATAATAACAGTATGTCATTCTCGTCGATCATCCTGACCTCAAGTTCAACATCATTCTTCTTGACCTTCAGTGCCCGGCTCCACCTGCCGTGTGCCACGAGAACCCACTGTCCAACACGGACGTCGTCCTGTTGATCTCCAATCGCGTACACTTTGGCCCAGCGTGGGTGTATTCCCGCTTCGGTGCCGTCATCATCCATCAAGATGATTCCGCCCCGGGTCTTGGTTGCGCCGAACTGCATGTCTGAAACCAGCACCCTTTTCTTCAGTGGTGTAATGTCGTAGTCAACGGTGTACTGCTTACCGCCGTGTGATCCGAACCCTTTTGCCTGTAAGTCTTCTATCTGTCCCATTGTAGAAGTATTATAGCGGATCTATTCCAATCCGTCAAGAGCGGCGTCGATGCCTTTTTTCTCTGTGGTCTCTGTCTTTGGCTTGAATGTTGAGACCGGTGTGGGCTCTGCCGCAACCTTTGTTTCCACTTTCTTTGGTTGTGGTGCTGTTGTTTTCTTGGGTGCCACAGGGGTCATCTTCTGCACGGTCTGTTTTGGTTCAGCTTTTGGTGCCGGCATTGGTTTGCCCTTGGTCGGTGTGTCACTGACCATGCCCTTGGGTTGTTCGTAATATTTTTGTATTATTTTTTCCTTTGGTGTGACCACTTGTCCGCCTGCGCCCAACACATCTCCTTTGGCGTTGACGTTCATGTTGCCCACTGCCTGCACGGATTCATTGGCCGCTCTCAGTTTTTCTATGTCCACCATGCGACCCTGCATGGTCCTGTACATCCTTTTCCTGGGTGCTCTTGCTACCATTTTAATATGCTCCTATATTGATTACTTATCATCGCAGGAATTCGGTGATGTCTAAATTGTACAGCAGGGGATTGATCTTGTGCACTCCGATCAGGAACAGGCAGAAACTGGCCACGCTGGACCCCCGCCCCACTCCCCACACTATGTTGTTGGCCCTGAGTGTGTCCACGAAATAGATCAGGAACTGTAGCACCCGGATGAACTTCTTCTTCTCGAACAGATCATACTCTAGTTGCACCCTCAATCGTTCTTCGTCTGTCTGGCATCGTTCCAACAGCCATTCGAGAACGTTGATCTGGTAATATTTCTCCGGCATGTGCCAGTTGTTGATGTTCTTGAGATCAAAATCCGCCAGTGGCTCTCTGTTTGGTGCTGTGTCGATTTTTGGTAAGTCTATGCCCAGATCTTTGAGTGCGTTGCTGTATTTTTCTGTGCTGTCAAAGAACAGTCGTGATATGTCAAATTCTGGATTGGTGTAAAGCAGTTCTAGTGCATCCTCTTCCGAGAAGATCACATCACCGTGTTCATTTTTTTTTGTCTTTTCCGCCATCTAGCACCTTTGGATTGAATTCAAATATTTTAGCATGTTCCTGGTGCTGTTTGTCAACGACGATAGGCTGGTTGGTCCAACTGAAGTGTCCTGTGTATATGCCCTTGTCAAGTTCCTCATCATATGTCGCCGTGTCTGGCCTCAACCACCATGGGTCGAACTGGCTGTATTCCGCTGAGAACCAGTCGGGCCTATCTAACAGTATAAGCTCTCTGCTGTCCTTGTCAACCGTGTAGGTAATACCATCACCCTGCCATGAACTCAACGCGATCTTCTCTATGATGATCTTGCTGTCCAAGATGCTGTTGGCTTTACAATAGCACACCGCGGCCATGATCTGGTCATAGGGTGGTCTTGGTAATTCAATGAACCTGTTGATGCTGTTCTTCCTGAGCACTGAATAAAGTTTCTCCTCACGCCAGGTCGTCACGGTGTTGGCGAACACCTGTTCGAACAGGTTCTTGAGCCTGTCGAAGTATGCTGTCTGTTCCTTGAGGTCTGCGGTGTGTGGTGTGAGGTGCAGTTCCACCGAATATTCATTGGGGAACAGTTCCCCGTCCACTATGATTATGCTCTTGAATCGAGTCTTCCAACTAAAACTGTTTGACATCCAGTTTACTTACTAGTCGATGTTTATGAGGTCGCCGATATCTGGTTCGTTGCGAAGTTTCTTGTTGTTCTTGTGCCACTCTTCGATGCGCCTCTGTCGGATGGCGTCCTGGTATGTTTTCAATGCCATCTGTAGGTTGGCCAACATTTCTGGATTCCTTCCCCTCCTAGCGATAGCCACTTTGCGCGACAGTTCCTTGATGCGCTTGGAGATGTCCTCCTCGCTCATGTTGCCTATCTCTTCTTGTAATGGATGGAAGTACATCAGACTCCTTTATGTGTTAGGCGTACTGTTTACCCAATTGGTGCATCAGCACCGTTGTGCCACCGTCTGGTGACATGAATTCATACAAAGCACGACCCAGTCCTGGTGCTATCGTGTCAGAAGTTCCGTCACTGCCCGTGACGTTGTCCGCTTTGATAACTGCACTCGGGAATACCAAGTTGGTGGCGCCGGGAGAGACCGTCACATCCAGTATGATCCTGCCCAATGCTCCCGAAGGTGGGAAATTCAAAAAGGAAAATGTTGTGTCGGCGGTTATGGTTGCGGTTTGATAATGTCCGTTTTCATGATTCAATGTAATTGTGCCACTGCTTATCGTGCCGTGATTGTACACTGTTTCACTGTTGTCTTTGAACACCGCGTCTGATATTGTGTTACCATTGAAATCATTGGTGGAATTTAGATTGGCTTTATTCGACTGTAGTGCCTCTATCTCGGTCTTGGCCTCTGTGAAGTTATTCTTGATGCCGGTGAAGTTGTCTCTGAAACCCTGTGAGCTGTTGTCCTGTCCCGCTGTGGGGAACGTGGGATCTATGTTTCCTGGTACTATGCTACTTGCCATTAAAATATTCCTTTGTCTCTAAATTTGAGATATTTATCGTTGCTCCTCTCCACCCTGATAATTGTGCCAGCCGCAGGGACCTCTTTGGTAAATGTTATCGTGGTCTTCCTATTGGTCGTGTCGTGTGAGAGCTCTATGCCGTATTCGTGATCAGATGATCTCAGTGTGTTGTCCGCAGTGAGCCAAGAGGGATCAATATTGTTGTCCGCAGTGACTCCCTCACCCACGTAAACCTGCTCAGTGCCCTCTAGGACGTAGATGTCCTGTTCGTGCACTATCTCGTTCAATTCAAAAGTGGTGGTGGATCCGTCCGCTGTGAACTCCTCTGGTGTGACCACGCTGTTGCTGACCAGGTATCGGTCAATGGTGAATTTTATGTCTTTGAAGTCTAATTGCTTGTCCTCGATCCTCTTCTTGATCAACTCTGAAGTTCCTGGTTTACAGTAACAGATTGGCACTGCCATCACATAACCCAACGGGGCCAGTCCACCCACCTGCGTGGTCTTCATCCACAGTGGCAGGTAGTCCCACTCCTTGTGTCCCAGGCTCTTCATCCTGGACCTCATGTTGGCCACCGCGTTTGGATACAGGGTCTGCATGTAGCCCAGGTCTGCACTCAATTGATTGGCGTATCTCACTTTTGATCCCGAAGTTGAAAAACTCAGCCCACCGTCTGTGGTGACCTCGTAGTCCACGTAGTCCGCTGTGGCGTTCATGCTGGAGGCCCTAGGACCCAGCATGGGTTTGACCACTGCGTCCCTCAATCTTATGGAACTGGAAACAGACTGACCAGCGGAATTGACCATGTTGTCTTTGATCTCTAGGTAAACAACTTCATATTTCACAGTGGTTCCTTCCTTGGCTATGGCGGTTTTGATGTCACCAAAGTAAAGAGTCTTGGGAGCATGGTTCTGCTCCATCTGTTGTTGGAACTCGGTCAGGGTTTGGGACTCCAGTCCGGCCATCATCAGCATGTCTGGTTTCAGTCTCATACCAAAGACGGGATCCTCCGCCCTGAATATGAATTCAGGCGAGTTGATGTTAGGGTCCTGTGCTATGTTGTAGAATGTGTTCTGGTCTATCAGAGACGTGGCGTGTCCTGTCATGTTGCCGTATTCGGTCTGTGTTTCTGGTATGTCAACGGTGATGGTGAATTCTTTTGATGTGGCCGCTATCTGATACTGATCACTCACAGTCACAGTGAATGAGTATGATCTCGTGGAGTCAGCGAAGTCACTGGGGTCGATCGTGCCTATCAGGTTGCCTGATGTGGAAAGTGTTATCCCTGCTGGCAGTGCGCCACTGGTGATCGAATACGTCAGCACCCGATTGGGTGCGTCGTTGACTGCTTCAATGTGCAACAAACTAGGCACTCCCGCCTTCAGCGTGCCCACTTGGGTTGGTGTGGTGAACGCGATGCCTATGTCTATCTCCCCTATCACCTTCATTGTGAATGTTTGGTCCTGGAACACATTCACGCCAGCGGAGATCACACGATTGGCCCTCACAGTGAAGGTGTAGTCCACTTCCACCGCTGACTGCCTTGGCAGTTGTCCGTATATCTCACCCGAGTTGATGTCTATCTGGAGACCCGATGGCAGTGCGCCAGACTGTATAGTGTACTCAAGGTCCGCCTGTAGCGGATCAAAGTCCTCCACGTCGATCTTGATGACCACGTTGTTGTCATGCCTGAAAGATCCCAGGTCAGACGCGGTCCTGAACACCGGTCTCCTGTTGGCGCTGAGGTCCATGGTGATCGGTGATCCCTCTATCTCCGTGGCGTCGATGGTTATCTGTGTGTTAGATACCCTCCAGTAGTCAGCGGAGAACACGAATATGTTGTTGTTCTGTTCGATGAAACTGGTCCCGTCTGACACGCGCACTATGAAATCGAAATTCTTGCTCACACTCTTGGTGGTCACCGTCTTGTCATAGACCACATCGTCGTAGTCCTCATTGGATGCTGAATATCCACCCCTAGGTCCAAATCTTTGATCCTCCGTGAGTCGCACTATGCCGGAGATCAATCCGGTCTTGCTCATGGTCACCCCAGGTGGCAGTTCACCCTTGACTATCTCATAGACCAGGGTCTGTCCCGCCTCGGTGTCAGTGTCCGTGGCCTGCATCTGGAAGTTGACGCTGGATCCGTCGATCACCCAGTATAGGCCCACGCTGGTAGAGTCATCCAACAACAGTTGTCCGGACGCTGTGGTGAACACGGGTGCGTCAGCGCCCTTGACGTCTAAACTGAATGTCCTGTCCGTGATCTGGGCGCCGGCCGTGGCTCGCACGACGAAGGTGTAAAGAGTTCTCTTGGCAACCTCGGCCGGTGTTCCCGTAAGCAGTCCATCCGTTGTTACCCTCATTCCCGGGGGAGGACTTCCTGCGATCACTGAGTAAGTGATGGCCGTAGAGTCACTGGTGTTCGCCTCCAATTGTAGGCTGTATGCCACCTGTTCGTCTATAGATGCCAGTTTACCTGCCGTGGTCGTCCACACCGGTGTTGCCATTAAACTTACTCCTTACAAGGGTATTTATTGGCGATCAGTGGCTAGAATTCTGCGTGCGAATCCAGTGTTCCAGTTGCTGTCTCAGGCGTTCCTTCTCGATCTTGTCATTTTCACGCTGTATGGACTCTTCAAGACGCGCGATCTCTGATCGTGGTGATCTTCCTCTTCTGTTGTTGTGGTGTCTTTTCATAATTGCCCTGTTTTCGGACTATGTTCTACGTGCTGTTATGCTTCGTCGTAGAATGGTATCACCCTCATCGTGCCAGCGATCTTGATCTTGATGTAGCCGGTAGGAGTGGCCGGCAGTGCGTTGGCACCTCCCGCTGATCCCACTGTGGTCTGCGTGGCAGTGTTGAGGTCTATCACACCAGTACCCTGTGTGCTGATCGAGATGTCACCGTCTGACGTGTCGTTCTGTATGGTGTCCGCCCTCACCGTGGTGGCCTCCATCAGTGTGAAGTTGGCCTCTGTGGCCATGAGTGTCACATTGGTTCCGCCTACTTCCACGTTCTGTCCAGCAGGTGCTGTGATCGTCACACCTCCCGTGGTCGAGCTCAGGGTGTTGCCATCCATCCTCAGGTTGTCCGCGTTCAACTGTCCTGTGACAGTGGCCGTTCCTGTGATGTTGGTAGGTCCTGTTAGGTTGATCGCGCCCGTGCCTGATGGATCTATGTCCACGTCACCATTGGTGTCCGTGGTGATCTTGCCCTGCGCGTCGATGTTGAGGTCGCCTATGTTCAGTGTGCCCGTGGTCAGTGAACCAGAGATGGTCTGGTTTCCTGTTGTGGTGATGTCCGCGGTGCTCAGTGTGCCTGAAACTGATGCGTTGCCTGTTATGTCCGTGCTGGTTGCAGTGAGTTTGATGTCTCCTGTACCACTCGGATCCAGTATCAGGTCCGCGTTAGAGGCGGATGAGATGATGTTGTCATTCAATGTTATGTTGTCCACTGTGACGTTGCCCGTCATTGTGGCACCGTTTATGGTGGGTGCGGTCAGTGTCTTGTTGGTCAGCACCTGTGAGTCAGCCAGTGTCACAACCGTGCCTGTGTCCACTGCTATGGTCACTGTGTTGCCCGAACCTGATGTGTTGATGCCGTTGCCACCAGAGAACTGTAAAGATTCTGAGTCTAGATCAATCGACAGTGCCGTTGAATCGTCTGTGCTGAAGTCCAGGTCCTGTGCCGTCACCTGTGAGTCCACGTATGTCTTTATGGCGCCCTGTGTGGCCAGAAGCGTGGCACTGCCCGTGGCTAGTGTCCCATTATCGATTCCTGTGACCGTGGCACCTGTGGCTAAAGTTAGACTGGTCCCAGATGATAGTGCGCCATCGATGGTCGCCGCGCCCGAAACGTTCAAAGTTCCTGTGGTCTGAAGGTTCTCCGCTATTGTGATCTGTGTTGAGTCGTCAGAGCTGATCGTTGTGCCCGCTATTCTCACTGCTGAAGCGATGACCCCACCCGTGCCTGCTGGCAATATCCGTATGTCCTCGTTTGATCTTGATGATATGATGTTGTGACCATTGACGTCTAGGTTGTTGGCCAGTGTGTTTGAATCACCGTCCGTGCCATACAACTCTATGAAGTTGTCGTTGATTTTGTCAAATGCTGTTCTTAATGGATCTCCCGTGCCGTCATTGGCGCTGGATCCTATGTTGATGTTCTGTCTAGCCATGTTGTGCGATATCCTTGTTGTTTGGAGTATTTATCGAGTATTCTATAAACCTAATGTAATTATTATAGGTCTATCAACATACGCTGTATCTTGAACACCGTGCTGTCATCGGTAATATTTGTGGCCTTCAATCTCACGGACTCGTTGAGCACGTCCACTGTATACGTGGCCAGCGGATCCGTGTGGTTGGTGGTGTTGCCAAAGGTGCTGATGTAGGCCTCTGTCGTGCTGTCCGCACTGGGACCGTGCACCACGTTGGCCTCCACTATCTCGAACCTGCTGTTGGTTGCGTCAGACACCGAGATGTAGTACTTGGCGCTCCTGTATGCGGTGGCGTCCCAGGTGTCTATCACAGTGGTTGTTGAGGAAGCCACTGTGGCAGTGCTGTCTCCGATCTCGGAGTGGTTCAGCGTGGTGGGGGCTGATAAATTCGCAAAGCTGAGTTGTCCGGCGCCGTTGGTCTGCAGGAAATCACCCGATGATCCGTCCGTTGTAGGGAAGGTGAAACCGTTGATTGTGATCGTGCCTGTCCCACTGCCTGACAGTTCCAGGTCATCATTGCTCCTGTTGGCTGATATGGTGTTGTCCGTTATGGTAACTCCGTCTATTGAGACCGAAGTGTTGGCAGTCATGGTGGTGAACGTGCCCGCGGCCGGGGTCGTCGCGCCTATCACTGTGGCGTCTATAGTGCCACCGTTGATGTCCACGTCCGATGTTACTACCACACTGCCAGTGCCCGCGGCAGTCAGAACCAGGTCCGAGTTGCTCTGCGTGGTGGTTATTTCGTTGTCCGTCATGTTGATGTTGTCGTCCACTGTAAGGTTGTCTATGACCACAGCGCCCGTTCCACCTGGCTCAAGTCTGATGTCCGCGTTGGAACTGGATGAGATTATGTTGTCATTGAATGTGAGGTTGTCTATGGTGGTCGTGCCAACGAGACTGGTGGTACCGGTCACGGTCAATGTTGACAGGCTGGTCAGCCCAGATGGAATGTCTAATGTGGATCCCAAACTCACAGCACCATCTATGGTGGTGGTGCCAGAAACGTTCAGTGCCCCGTCCACGAGCAGATCTTCATTCACGTTGATGGCCGCGGAGTCGTCCGAGCTCAGTGTAGTGCCCTTTATCTTGATCGAGCTGACTTTGACTGATCCCGTGCCAGATGGCAACAGGTTTATGTCATCGTTGGACCTCGTGCCCTCTATGTTGTTGTCGTTGAATCTTATGGCCGGCATGGACACCGCACCCGTGCCCGCTGGCTTGAAAACTATGTCATCGTTGCTCCTGGTGGCCCTGATCTCGTTGCCGGAGAAATCTAGGTCTCCGCCCGACAGCGGCGATAGGTACAGTTCCGTGAACATGTCGTTGACCTTCTGCATGGCCACACGCAGATTGTCGCCTGTTCCATCATTGGCGTTGCTCCCTACGTTCAGTGTCTGTTGTGCCATGTTTAAACCTCGATCACTCGTTTGACCAGTTTTACCACCTGGTCATTTGTGTTATTTACTGTTCCTAGCAACCTTACGTTGCCGCCCGATACATCTACTGACAGTTGCAGGGGCTCGTACGCGGTGGAGCCATCACCCACCCCGTTGCCCGACCTGCCAAATGTGCTGATGTAGGCCGTGGATCCGTCGTGTGTTACGTTGGCCTCCGTGAGGCTGTACCTGTCCGCGGTGGTGTCCGACACCTGTATGTGGTACTTGACGCTACGGTAGGTGGAAGCGGACCATGAATCTATGACCTGTACGGCAGAACTCGCGCCCAGCACCGTGGCGGTCGCGTCCTGCACGTCCGTGTTGGAGACCACGAATGGTGGTGTGTTCTCCCAAGTGATGATCTTGGCGCCGTCCGTCCTCAGCAGTTGTCCGCCGAATCCATCCGTGTTGGGCAGTTGGAATCCGTTGATCTTCACGTGTCCTGTGCCACTTGCGAAAAATGACAGTGACTCGTCGCTCCTGGTGGTGGTGATCTTGTTGTCCGTTATCGTTATGCCCGTGGTGTTCAGCGTGGCAGTGCTGGCGGTGTGGAATCCCAGTGATGAGAATGTGCCTGACGCCGGTGTGGCACCTCCTATTACTGTGTTGTCTATGGTTCCCTGGCCTATGTCTACCTTGCTGATCCTGACCACGCCTGAGCCGTTGCCAGACAGCTCTAGGTCCGAGTCGGAGTTGATCACACGGATGACGTTGTCGGTGAAGTTAATGCTGGAATCTATTGTGAGGTTTGAAACGTTTACCACTCCTGTGCCACTGGGAGTCAGCCTCAGGTCGGAGTTGGATGATGTTGAGATTATGTTGTCGTTGAATGTGAGGTTGTCCACGGTGGTCACCCCAGCGAAACTGCTGTTGCCGGACACCGTCAGCGAGGACAGTGTTGTGAGCCCGTCAACATCCAAAGTGGAGTTGATAGTGACTGGTCCCGAATCCACCAGCCCTCCTGTGCTGTTGGCGGTCAGCGATCCGTCCACGTTCAACGTCTCGTTGATGTTGACCAGGGAGGAGTCAGAGGATGATATCGACGTGCCTGACAATGACAGTGAACCTATCACAACGGAGCCAGTGCCACTGGCCCTGATCACGAGGTCATCGTTGCTCCTGTTGGCCCGGATGTTGTTGTCATCTATGGTGATTCCCGGGAACACGATGCCGCCCGTGCCCGCGGGTGTCAGAACCAGGTCCGCGTTGCTCTGTGTGGTGCTGATGTTGTTCTCCAGCAGACCCAACTGTGACTGTCCAAAAGTGGTGGCGTACAACTCCGTGAAGTTCGCGTTGATCTTGATGCCCGCGCCACGTATGGTATCGCCCGTGCCGTCGTCCGCCGTTACACCTATGTTGATCAGTTGTTGTGCCATTACGCTATCTTGAGCGTGCCGCCATCATTGTACAGTTGACCTGTGGCCAGACCAGCCGCCGATGTTGGCAGGTTCGCCATTATTACTTTCTGTGTTAGTATCTCAACAGCACCCGTGCCAGAAGCGTCTATCTGCAGATCGGCGTTGGAACTGTTGGTTGAAATCTTGTTGTCAGATATGGTCACCGCGTCAAGCACGATATTACCTGTGCCGTTTGGTGAAAGCGTGAGGTCAGCATTTGTGGTTATGGGTGTAATACTGCTGTTGTTGATCTGTAGTTGATCCACTTCAATGACCCCTGTTCCATTGGCCTGCAGTTTAAGGTCACCGTTGGTGATCGCAGTCGTGATCAATCCTGTTGATCCATCGCCCACCAACTGGTACACTTCATCAAAGTTGGCGTTGACCTTGGTCATCGCCGTTCGTAGCGTGTCGCCCGTTGCCGGATTGCCCGCCGCTCCTGTGTCTATCGTAAGTTTCGCCATAATCTGTTATGCGTATTTATTAAATACTGGTATGTTCATAGAGACGCTCAAGACCCTCAGGTTACACAAGAGGCAGAGCAAACTGGGTGTCCCCCACACCTTCCGACGCACCTACACCATATACGTTTTCCGGTGCGACAGTTGTTTCACGATATTCATGAGGCCCAAGTCCAGGGTTGACGTGCAGAGGGCATCCAACGAATACAAGCACGTGTGCCACCTGTGTGACTCAAAGAAGTTCGCGCAGTCAGTGGGTGTCAAGATGAGGCGGATTTACCAACTGGACGCCAGCAGTTCCAAGACCCTATAGTTTCTGCCAGCGTATGAGATCACGTTCGCCCGTGATCCATCTCTGCAGGTCCGCGTAGATTCCACACCTTATGTTTGGCTGGTCGAAGTACCATCGCAGGAACGGATTGCCCTCCAGGTACTCCCTGCGATTGATGAAATAGAAATTGGTCTTTGGGAATCTCCTGAAGGTCTGCCTAAGTTGGTACATCCATTCGTACTTGAGATAGGCCTTCATGCTCTCACGTCCTGGATAATTCACAGTGTCCTTGTAGATGTTGTTCTGTATCCTGCTGGGTGTCTCCATCTCCCACTGCCGGGCGCCCATGATGTCGAACGCCAGTATCACCACGTTCTTTATTCCGGACTCCGCCGCCATCAGAACTGCACTGCAACCAGAACCCCTTGCCTTGGAGAAGTCATTGGTCTTGATCTTGTTGCCTTTCTTGACGTCGCCTCCACGCCATATCCTGTAAAGTTTGAGACCAGCAGGCACGTCGTGTTCGTTGTCTCCGTCACAGATGTAGTTCCAGTCACTGATGTCGTTGATTCCGTGCATGCGGACCTTGGTGTTTGCTGACCCATACCACTGTTTTAGCTCTTGGAACATCTCTGGTCCCACGGCCACGATGTGGTCGCACAGCACAGGGTGATCCCTGTATATGGCATTACACCCATACACCACGCCCTTGCCTTTCAAATTTTGTATTGGAAAGATGTTCCTGGACTCACCGTTGCCTATGACGAATGCGGTGTCCATCAGATGCCAAATGATTCTCCACAACCGCATGCGGAGGTCGAGTTGGGATTGCTTATCTCGAATTGTGATCCAAAAGTCTCCTCGATCCAGTCTATCTTGGTTCCTATGACATACAGCATCGAGGTCTCGTCTACCACGAAACGTCCCGTGCCCCAGTCCTCTAGGTGATCTCCCTTGTTCACACTTTCCTGGTTGTCCGCGAATCCCCATTCGTACTTGAAGCCCGCACAGCCACCACCCAGCACCGCAAGGCTCACAGCATACTTGCCAGGATTCTTCTCCAGCAGTCGTTCGATCTGTTGTTTTGCCGCGTGTGTTATTTCGAATGGTTTCATGCTAGTAATTATGCTTACCTGTTGCCCATGTTTTTGACTCCGATGGCCAGCCAGAACCTAGAGGCGTCCCGCTTCTTCTCAAAACTCATGTAGGCATTCTGCTCCTCCCAGTTATGCCATTTCTCGTCATACAAATTTTTATTCTCGAACCACCAACCCCACTTGCCCTCACAGTTGACCTGGCACCACTCGATGCAGTCGCCCATTATGCCGTTGCTGTTCATGTCGATGTTGTAGCGGAACTTCTTTTCGTATCCGCAGTTCTCGGGTATCTCCGCCAGACCGGCTTTGGCTCTTCTTACTGCTATTTTGCCAAAACTTTTACCCATCCAAACCAATCCTTTTCAATAGTTTCTCGTTTTCATACAGCATTCCGAGGTTGTATCTACCATCCTGCATGTTGAATGGGGAACAAAAGTTATCATCGACTGTTTTCTTGTTCACGTAAGGGGGACCCAATCCAAAATGGACCACATCGGTTGCCTGGAGACCCAACATATTGCACCATCTTTTTTGAGGTTGTTCGTATTTTTTTGTCATGTGGTTTAGATCGTGTACGCCCATTATTTCAAAACCTAGCCCGGCCGCGAGACGATTGCCAATGTTTTCGTCGTTGCTCATCTGCATTGGGTCGTCTATCTTGTTTTTACTAAATCTTATGGCCACCTTGGCACACTGCACCGGAAAGGTTTTGCTGAGACTGAATGTTATCTGATTTATACAGGGAGTAGATAAGTCTATGTTCACTGTTTGATTTATGCTGTTTGGCAGGTAAATGAAGTCGAGAAGTATCTCCACGCCATGTCTGTCACAGTCTTTGACAAGTTCGTCTAGCAGTGGGTGTTTCTTACCCATCAGGGCGAAAGGACAACTCACTATGCACACATCACCGGGGCGAACAACGTCGTCTTCTATGTAAGCCCAGTTGTAATTCAGTTTCGTCCATATGTCCATGTGCCACCAGTACTCCCCTTTGAAAACTCTAAATCTTTTTCCACTGTTCATCATATAGAAGTTGAGGAACGATTCCTGTGTGCCTTGGCTGTAGCAAGAATGTTTAAAGAGTGATAGATTATCCAACACATAGGTTTTATTGTTTGTCCTTTCCAGCCATTCCATCCACCCTTCTTCGTACCTCTGCACGATCCATGGGTCCAACAAATGCTTGTTCAGATTTAAACCCTGTATGAACTGAATCATTTCTGGGTCCTTTATGCTGTTCCCACTGCTGAATATACTCTTGTATCTCTGACGAACGTCATTGAAATTAATGTTGCGCCTGTTGACACTGCCGGGTGTGGCCCAAGTGTACTCTCCGGGCACATCCAGTGAACCTGTACCACTAGCGACGCTCAGAGCCCATGCTATTTTCCTGACTTTTTCTATTTTGAATTCAATTTGTTCCATGCTTCTATGTAATAGTTGTAGTCCTCCTCCCATTCTGGGTCGTCCTGATTCTTTAGATGGTTTTGTTCGAGGGTCCACTTGAGAACAGGGCTTGAGAAAATCAATTCATAGTATCCTTTGGGACCAAAGAATAAGCAAGATTTGATGCTGTCATTGTCAGTATGATAGTTCCCCTGCCACTTTAGGTCCTTGATATCGATTCCGTCTATGGTAATAGTGTCCAACTCAAAATTCATGTCGCTAACAATTTCACCCATTGCGTTGGTCACGGTATCCCTTCCTTGCTTATTGACAAAGTGTATCTTGAGGACGTTTGTTTGCTGTGCTTTGAAATTCAGCGATACTTCTGTCTTGACTTCTTCCTCCGTCAACTTTGTGCCATTTATCTCTACTAAAATTCTCGGTTGTTTGACACCACTTTTATGTATATTTTTAAATTTAAGGCCTATTGTATTCATCTATTATTCTCCTTGAGATATTTTCATTCTCTAGCAGTTCGGTGACACAGACACGGTTTTTATACAGCGTCTCATCCTGCTCTAGTCCATACGCGCCAAGTATGTCACGTCTGCCGTACTGTTTCCATTCGTCGTCACCATCAGCGAATATGATAGTTTGGCTTGGGGTCAGTGACAAAAATTTGATCACTTCTTCGTAGAACCTCTGATGTTTGAGATAGACATAATCACTTGCAAACTCTTTTATGAAATGCAGGCCCACACCAGCACTCAAGCGATTGTCATAGTTAATCTTGCTGTGCAGTTTCTGTCCATCGGAGATCTCTGGCCTAATAAAACGCATTCCTACCCTAGCGTGTGCGATTGGAAACGTCTTGCTGAGGCTGAAGGCCACTGTGTCTATGCAGTCATGATTAAGATCTATGTGTATGCCTTTGGAAATTGTGTAATAGGCACAATCCAACAACACAGGAACGCCTCGTTTGTCACATAGTCCTAGCACCTCCTCTAGATTGGCAACCTTGTTTCCAGTGTCGCAGAACGGCACACTTATGATTAGACAGTCCCCCGCACCCAATTGGTCAGGGTCATTAATGAAGGCCCAGTCGATCTTGAGGTCTCTTAACACGACCAAATGGTACAGGTACTCTCCCGCGAAGAGTTTAAGTCGTCGATGCCTGTGCCTGATGTAGAAACTGTCAAAGGCCTGTGTGGCTCCTTGGCCGATGTCGGGTGTAAAATTTTCTAAACCCCTGCAGGAATTGAGGGTATTGTTAGTCAGCCAATCCCTGAAGTTGTCTTGGAACTCGGCGATTATATCATGCTTGTAGATCATTTCACTGATCCGTGGTAACTTTTCCACATGCTCCTGCATTTCGTGATCGTTAACAGCACGAGACCTACTGTAGAACCCCTTCATGTTTTGTCTGCACTGTTCAAAGGTCAATGATTTATTGACCAACACGTGCCAACCTAATTTCTTAGCTCTGTCTAGCACCAATTGTCCTCCACGAACTGGTCCGCACACTCCATGGGATTGGGCAGGCCATGGAAAACGGCTACCCTGTTACCAGGCTCTATCTTCGCTGGCGTCCTGAAATACCTCTTGCCATCCTTGGTCATGAGTTTGGTGTCCTTTAGCCCAACCATCTCCCACTTGTATGATCTGATCCATTCTTCGGGCCACCACGTGATGTCTTTGCTGGCCCTCTTGGTTATCCAGTCCTGGTCGCCGTGATGCTGTTGCATGATCTGTGCTGACCTATACCTGAACTCTGTCCACAGGTACTCCATTCTACCTGACTGCCAACGCATGACGCTGGAGTTGGAAAGTTTCCAGTCCTTGATCCTACACCTGTTGAAATCCCTAATGATCATAAATTTGCCAGGTTCAAATGTAAAAAGCTGATCAATGTTGTCAAATATCACCACATCCAGATCGAAGAACAATATGTTTCCTTTGATCGGCATATCAGGGGAGAACATCCAAAGTTTACTCCACCATGATTTGATCCATGGGTCATTTGGCAGTCTAACAATGTTGATGACCGCATCAACACCTGTGGGATCATCCGTGAGGCAATGGAACTGGTATGGCACCGTGGTATGCCTGTTGACCATACTGTTAAGGACATTGACATATTTTGCTGGGTATTTGTTACCCCATTTAACGCACACTACGTGATTTATATCCATCTCTCAATCCCTCGATTTGTATTTGTTTCCAGTCATCACCATCTAGAGTGTAAGGGTATTCACACTCCACTGTGGGTATTGATCTTATTTTTATACTCGTGATATCTAAGTTATCACTAAGTGTTTTATGTATATACTGTATTGATGCGTCCTTGCCAAATGTGCTTGACAGATCCACTTGTCCTATCTTTATGTAGCCCAATGATAATTTTGGATCATTCCAATCGAACCCATTGTTCTTTAGCCATGCTCTATATTGATCCATTTCTCTTTTTTTGAAGTTGTCATCATGTTCAGATTGTTCGGTAATGGTCTGTCCCCATTCGACATCAAATTCCCCAGAATAGTATTTTTGGTGATTGATTTCAGAACACAGGGCATCCGTCATTTTTGGTGCCATTTCGTCTCTGAAAACTTCATAGAGAGTTTTTCCAACCTGTGACCAGTGTAGGTAGACTCCTCCGAGTTCACGATTGTATCTATTCTTTTTAAAGAGCTCATAATCTTCATCATGCAGGTTGTATCTAGGAGCATTCAAAAAAGTTGTTATCTGCGCTGGTCTCATCCATTCGGGTTCGAATGCGTTTTTACGATCAGCGTGTACCCATCCTTCGATTTCGTGACACAAGTTGTTCAGTTGTCTAATCGCGTATTTCGTTGGCAAATCGGCTTGCTTATAGAAATCTGACAGTTTCCACGCGGTGCCCTGTAACTCTTCAAAGTACCTATGCAGTTTATTACATGCTTCGTGTTTGAGTCTTTTACCAGGGGTTGCCATCATGTCACCGTTGACCATCTTACCAATGGGCAGGGAAGAACTGTACTGGAAATCCTCCTCCTTAAAGTAACTTATGTTTTCGTAAGGAGTATGGAAATCGAACGAGTTTATTTGAGAAATACTTTTATTCAATTCTTTCACAAGGAATTTGATATCTCTTTTTGAATCGGCAAAACCCAAGAAGCAAAAGTTCTTTTCAAGTATCCTTTGTTTTTTTAGGTTGTCTTTTAACGCTTCGAGCCATCGATGTCCCAGAGAAGTGTCGTACACCTTGAAATAGTAGGACAAGTTGGTTAGACCTACTGTCACAGTTTCGTCAATAAATTTATCTTCTAGTGTATATAGCACTATTGGCTCCGTGTTCCATGCATTCCACACTCTCCACGAAACATCTGCTATTGGTCTTCTCTCTAATTAACTCATCAGCGAAGTCGAAGGCGTGTTTGGCGAACATCTCCGCACCCACCCCGTCGAACACCACGATCTCAGCGAGGTCATGTTTCTCCAGTTCTTTAAGTTTGTCCAGGTGTGGATCGTTCTTGTCAACAGCGGTCTTGTGATCGAAGTGATCCTCCAACCATTTCTTCAATGGTTTGAGTCCTCCGAAGTCCACTGCCCAGTTTTTGTTGTCTAACTCCTTGCATCCAAAAGTGAATCTGAACGCCAGGCTGTAGCCATGCAGTAGGTGGCAGTGTGAGTGGTCTGCGTTGGGTTGTCTGAACACACAGGCTAATCCTATGTTGTGTCCATATGTTTTGGTCGAGTAGTAAGTCATCTTGTCTCCTTGCGTTGATGACCTGCAGAATTTTTATAGAGGGATGAAAGTCTTTGAGTCCTCTCTGACATCAGTTCAACCTTTTGTTGATCTTCTGGTCAAGTTCGTGTTGGAACGCCTCCTCCCTGATACGATCCGTCAGCTCGTTGGGTATATTTAACTCGCCATCGATGATGCTCTTCAAGAAGTGTATCAGCACGGAAAATTCCGGCCTGTTGCTAACAGTCTCTGGATCGACGCCGTGCTGTTCCATGGCGTTCAGCATGGACTCCGATGTGTCCACTAGTGCGGTCAGGCTCTTCTTGTGTTTGTCGAAGTGCTGGCTCATGTGATTATCTTGGGCTTGGCGGGCGTCTGTATGGTGGAGAATATCCGCTTGTACTCGCCCTCGATCTTGTCATTGATTTGCGCGATGGATATGATCTGTAGTTTGGATATCATGATCACCTCGTCCTGCTTGGCAGTGGAGAAAAACGTGCCAAACGCTAGACCCTGAGGTCCCTGCATCAGCACGAGTGCCTTCTCTATGCTCACGCTAGAGTCGTCGTTGCCTTTGTATTTCGCTATGACCTCTTCCCCGGAAGCCAGTTTAAGAGTGATAAGATCTCCATCTTTGTATTTTTCAAACATAACCTTATTATAGACTATTGTGCGAGCTTGTCAATGTATTTCCGCAGTTCCTTGTCCTGCACGTTGGGTGGAATTCGATCCATGAAGAATATCTGGTAACTGTCCGAACCATATTTGCCAATACCGTGCAGGTCGCTGGCTTCTTTTTTATCCCATGCGAGATATTGCTCAGTCATCCGCCTTATCCTCTTGGATCTCACCTCCCACATGCCCAGGGGCCGCAACATCTCCTGTTGTGTCTTCAACCTGCCACGCAGGTACGCCCGTGGCGATGGATATCTCTTGAATAATTTTGGTAGGATTATCTTGACGTGCTTACGGTATGTTAGGTTGAGGCACATCACGGCCACCATGTGTTTCCACACTCGATGTGGTCCACGTATCTGTTGTTGCACCATCAGGTGTTCCACCATTGGTTTTATCATATTTCGTATTATAAACTGCTATGATTTTTTGTCAATCAATTATGAAAGAAAATTCAGGCCACAATTCTTTGAATTTTCCATGATTATTGAAAATAGTTTCATGCTTTTGAATGAAACTTTTTAACTTTTTGATTGTGTCACTAGGAGTGTTGGTGTTGACCGTTTTAAATCTTGAAATTTTATCTTTAAAGAAGTGTGCTTCGTTTTCTAGCACATCAGTAAGCAAGTATTTTTCCAATTCAATTATACATTCCGCGAGGATATCTTTGCCATAATGATCTAAACAAATAGCGTCTGGTTTATGGAAATCTTGCCAGACGATCTCTATACTTTTACTTGGATGTCCTTCCCCAAATTTGTGGGGGAAAAATGACAGAGCCTCGGAGGCGAACTCTTTGAATTCACATAACCTAGTGCTGTTGAAAAGATGGTATAAACTAAAAATTTGTATCTCGTGATCATTTTTTTCTGGTGGATTTCTAACTTCATTTCCTAGAATTTTAAGGTTATCTAAGACTCTTTGCCAGTTGGATTCCTGTCGAACATATTCATATCTTGCTCCAACATTCTCCATGCTTATGTGCCACAGCACTTTCCTCCTGGAAAGTAACTTTTCAAACACTTTACTCCTTGTGACATCTACACTGAAGTTCGAAATAACATCAACAGTCACGTTCGTAGGAATTAAATCTAGTAGCTCAGCATTTTCCTTCATCAGTAAAGGTTCTCCTCCAACCATGGCAACAGTTTTTAATTTGTCATTATTTTTCGAAAAGAATAGTTTTATTTTTTCTAAATTGTCTTTGACAGGTTTATTATCTTGTTCTGATAACAACGAAGCCCATTTCGAACTAAACATGGATGAGCAATATGTACAGGCACTGTTACAGGTGTTGTTCCAACGGGCATCGAATATGACCGGAAACTGATAATCTAGTCCAGCAGAGTCCAAATCAAAATCCCCATTCAATGAATTGTGCCAATCCATTTCGCTTTTGATTTTATTCTTAGATGCCATAATACAGGTTCTGCAGTATTCCTTATGCAGTACACCGGACTTGATAGTGGCTCTTACCTCTTTTAACTTTTCGTTTGAAAGTGCCGAATCTATGGTGTCGGTGTTGATGTTGCCCAGTTTGAATGCACCCGCACAACAGGTTGATATCCCACCATCCACTTGGATGTGCAGTCCTCGCCATGGAGCCGCACAGTTATTCTTAGTCATTTTTTTTGTTTAACTGCGTCAACTCGCCAACGAACTGTATTAGATATCTGTCATGCTTTCCGGCATTGGCTGATCCATGTGGCATGTACCATGGAAAGGTGTAGGAGTCTCCTTGCTTCCAATTTGTGATGCTCTCAGTACCTGTCATGAATACCTGTCCCAACTGCCAGTCGTGGCAAAAAATAACACCTGAAAACAGATCCTTTGTAAGGGTTTTACTGAAGTCATGTTCACCCCTTGTCATATGTATACGGTACTTGTCAACATGAATCCCAACTACATTTCCTGGCTCTTGCACATTCAAGTGAACCTGTGTTTTAGTGATGTCAAATTTTTCTGAGATTTGATTGTGAATCTTGTGAGAATTTTCAAATTCATATCTCTTGATTTGATTGTTTCTGAGCATGCCAGCGTGTAGAGACTGTTTAATTTTACCAATTGATTTGGTGTGGAACGGTACCACATCAGGGTCAATCTGAAGTATCTGATCGAAGTCGAGATCAACCAGGCCCGTATATTCGTACTGGGGTTGGTGTTTAGTTTCCTGCCACATAGAGTCAGTTAGTTTTGTCAAGGCATCTATGTCTTCTATGAGATCTAGCCATCGTGTCTGCTCGTGTATTACTCTGCTCATTTTTTTCTTATTTGTTTGTTGATGAATTTCGCCATGCCATCGTAGGTCTCTTGGTACACGTTGGAATGTTTCTGCCATTCCGCTGGCATCTCCCAACGTTCATGGTTCACCACGATCCACCTGGTGTCCGGATCCGAGTAGCCCATCAGTTTGTGGAATTGGTAAATCCAGTATGATGGATCAACCGGTCTCTTGATGTAGGTGTAGCCCTCCGAGCCGGTGTACATGTTGTTGATCTTGTTTTTCTCCAATGGATGTAGGTCGAAACCCAACATGAATATGGCCTTGGGCTTGAACGTCAGTGCGAGGTTTCCCGCATGCGGTCCGGTGCCCCAGTGGAACGGGTCATCCTGTCGCTTGTCTCCCGAATAGGGCAAGTCTGGTAATTTGCGGACGTTGGGCCATGCCGCGAATTGGTCCGCCCAGTCCTGTCTTGTGAATATCGTGGTGCCTTTACCCGCCGCGTTCGCGGCCTGTTGGCACATGTGGCGGTCAGCACACACCAGATACTCGGTTACGAAATCTCGATAGATTGCATTACAACCAATTACCGTGCTGAACGATTTCAATGGAGAGATGTCAAATCCCCGCCTTGATTCACCGTTGCCTATTATGCTCACATACTTGGTCATAACGCTATTTAATCACCCCTTTAGACGCACACAGAAGCACGTACACTGCTGGTAAAATCCAAATTGGAATAGTTGTACATATCACTCATTTTCCGCGATTAAATGCCATATGGTGCGGTATTGATCCCAGGCTTTCTTGAGTGCTGGATGTTTACGTCTTAATTCTATGGCCTCCACTCCCACCATCTCCAACTCGTCATATGCGGTCTGGTTGTCTTTGGCCTGCTGTGATTGTTCAACTAATTTGCGTTCGCCGTTTGGTAATTGCTCATACACGGTCTCACCACCATCTGGAGAAACATAGATGGGCATGGGTATGATCTTCCTGCTGACTTTCTTTTTCTTCTTGATCCTTTTCATTAGTAGTGTTCCTTGTGGTCCGCTCCGGGGTGTGCGTATCTCATTCCACCCTTCTTGTCAGCATCGCCTTGGTGCCTGGGTATGAGATGTATGTGCGGCCAGTATATGGTCTGTCCCGCACAGTTGCCGATGTTCATGCCCACGTTGTATCCTGCCATTATACCTTCCGCCACCCAATCTTGTGCTGTTTGGTATGCGAGCTCGTAGCTCTTGCCCACGTACTCTGGCGTGTCCTTCTTGGGTATGAACAGGGTGTGTCCCTCCACGCAGGGATATCTGTCACGGAACACCGCGGTGAATTCGGTCTCAAAGATTGGATTGTCGTTGCTGAGCCATACCGATTCTTCGTAGTGGTCTATCTTCTCATATGGCTTCTTGTAGATAGGTTTTCGCGATGGCATTGGTTTCAATTATTCCTATCCTTATATTACTGGAATTTGGTCTGTGTCGCAACCTGATTTCCTGCCAGTACTTGGTCTTGGGCACACTGGGA